CCGGAAGACGCTCGAGGCTATGGAGAACCCAAGGCCGGATGAGACTAAGAAGTTTGATTTTATCTGGTGCGTTAAAAACCGTAACGCTTTCGATCCACGCTATGGCGGCGCCAAGAACATGCCCATCGAATCCATTGTTGTGGATAAGGACAGTGAACACATCGTGGAAGAGGGGGGTTACGAAGAATTTCCATTCTTCCTGCCCAGGTGGGATACGCGGAGCATGGAGCTCTATGGAAGAGGTCCTGGAGTCCTCGCATTACCGTCGGTGCTCACCCTCAACCAGATGGGCAAGACCATGCTGAGAGGATTGCATCGCGCTGTGGCACCACCCTGGCTCCTGCCGGCCGACAGTACAGTGAACGCGCCCCAGCTGGTCCCGGATGGGGTCACTTACTATGACGCCAAGGCTGTCCGGAATATCGGTCTTTCCAATCCGTTTATTCAGATGGAGAGCCGCGGCAACATTCCCTGGGGGCTCAATGCCCAGGAAGCAGAGCGGGAGCAGATCCATGGACTGTTCTTCCGCAACGTCCTGAACCTGCCCATCGACTCGCCACAGATGACGGCCACAGAGATCAACGCCCGGCGTGAAGAGTTCATCCGAGAAGTAGGCGGCGTGTTTGGCAAGCTGGAGAATTCATACACCCAGCCCATCATCGAGAGAGTGTTTAACATCATGATGCGCCGCGGTGCCTTTGGTGATCTCACAGAGATCCCCGAGGAGCTCCAGGGATCGAGCATTACGTTCCGGTTTGCATCACCGGTCGAAAAAGCAAAGCGTCAGATTGAGGAACAGATGATCTCCGAATCCGTCAATAAGGTACTCCAGATCGGACAGGTCCAGCCCTCGGTCATGACGCCCTACAACTGGGAAGAGATCGGCAAGTACATCGCAGAAGCCAACGACTTCCCAACCAAGCTGACCTACTCCGATGACGAGCTCGAGCAGGTCAAGGAGCAACAGGCCGAGCAGCAGCAACAAGAAGAGATGATGCAGATGATGGAACGCGGTGCCGGCATGATCGGTCAGCTGCCAGCTGGCGCCATGGAAGGTGGCGGGGGTGAGCAGGTCGAAGAGGGGATACCGGCCTGATGAACTGTTGGCACTGTGACACGGAGCTCATCTGGGGCGGTGATCACGACATTGGCCACGAGGATGAAGAATACCAGATGATAACAAACCTCAGCTGCCCGGGCTGCGATAGCTCGGTGCTGGTTTATCTGCCCAAGGAGCAGGAGGCGGCATAGAATTTTTAACAGCCATTTGAGGAGACACACAATGGCTCAGACGCACGGGTATCTGGTCTATACGGCCGTCATACCCATTCAAGATAAAGACAGGACTCGCGACTCATATTTCAACAAGGTGCCATACAATTCGAATGAGGCCTTTGTTGAACTGCCGGCAAACGCATCAGCTGACAAGATCAACAATGTGTTGACGGAAGCAGCCGCGGCCCATGCCAAGAAGATGAAGGCGGACGGGCTCCCGGGTAAAGAGACATGGTGAACTGGTTAGGTGAACAGGATCGGTTCGAACCTGACTTCGAGAGATTTAATGAACTGCTAATCCGATCGGTCGCCGGTCGTGCCCATGATGGGATCCATGTGGCGCACGACTTCCGGCATACATTTCTGGAGAACCCAGAGATGGGGAAGCGGGTTTTATTTATGTTGCTAAAGTGGTGCGGGGAGTACGACACCAACCCACCGGCCGGCAACGAGGAACTGCAGCGTTGGGCAGGTAAGCGGGAAGTTGCAGCCCGCATCAAAACGGCACTCTACGCCGATTTATCGAGCCCTGAAATTATGGAAGGACAAGACGAAGATGGCTGAAGAAGCACTCGAAGGAGCCGAGGTTACCCCGTCAGATGACGGCGCCGCGGTTACCCCGGAAGGGAGCTCGGAAGAAGGAGCATCAACAGAGACCGATAGCGCCGGGTGGCGCAGCGGGATCACCGAAGAAGCAGACCTCAAGCTGGCGGAGCGATACACATCCCCAGCTGCCATGGCCAAGGCATTGCGCGAGGCTAACGTAAAGATTTCACAAGGAGCACCACAGAAACCTGGAGAGGGCGCAACCGATGAGGACCTGGCCGCATACCGTCAGTCCATCGGTGTCCCGGCGACGGCTGACGCCTACGAAATTACTCAGCCAGAAGGCGTGACCGACGAGCAGTTTAAAGCTGTGAGAGAAGGCCTCACGCCATACTTAGAACTGGCCCACCAACACAATGCCGGACCGGATCTGGTGGATGCGTTTATCCAGTTCGACATGGAACGAGCCCAGGCCCAGGCCGAGGCACAGGCCAAGGCTGATCAGGACTTCCATGAAGCCACCGAAGCCGCGCTCAGAAAGGAGTGGGGTGAAGACTATCAGGGCAATATGAACCTTGCCCAATTGTATGCCGAGCAGAAAGGCTACAAAGACCTCTATGACATGGAGCTCTCCAACGGGCAGCTTTTGGGATCCTTCCCGCCGTTTGCTAAATTTCTGGCAGAAACGGCCCGGATGGACTCGGAGCACAGTGCCCAGGTGGGCTTGGTGAACACAGAGGCTGGTGTCGATCTGCAAAAGCAACACGCCGAGCTATCGGAAAAGATCCACGCCGCCGTCGCCAGAGGGGAAACCGATTTGGCAAACAGGCTGCAGTCCGATCGCGAGAAGGTGTCAGAGAAGCTGTATGGAACTGGCCAGGTGGTTGGTGCCGGCGGCAGAACAATTTGAAGACCATCGTCCACGTTAATCAACATGTCGTGAAACGAAACCGAAAGACAGGTGCGTGTGATCCTGTCCTGACCTGCAAGACCTACAAAGACAATACATACGCGCATGAGGTCACCATCGAGGGCCCCTCGCGTATCATTTATCGACCGGACAAGCCCCTCTCTTGTGGAGCCCATGTCTGGATCGAAACAGATTCCGAAGTCGTGATTATCGACCAGGAATAGGCGGTGACACCGGTACCCTGCTTGCAGCCCGGTTGACCCGTAACACTAACCCTGAAGGAACCGTAACGATTAAACGTGCGCCCCACGGGCCCCACAATTAATCAACGCGGCCACCCCGACGGCGGTTTGTCTTTCCTTCAACCTTAAAAGAGGAGGACAAATCATGTCCACTTCCATCACAGCCAGCTTTATTGCTGACTATACCAAGGACGTTCACCTGGTATTCCAGCGTGAAGGTTCCATGCTCCGCCCAACGGTCTCGACCAGGGACGGAGTTGTCGGATCCACGGCCAAGTTCGAGAAACTCGGCACGGGAACGGCGACGACCAAGTCGCGTCATGGTGAAATCACCCCTATGAACGCAACGCATACCCAGCCCTCTGCAACATTAGAGGACTTCTACGCAGGTGACTATTCGGACCTGCTAGACGAGGCAAAGGTCAACATTGACGCCCGGATGGCTTACGCCAAAACAGGCGCCTACGCCCTTGGCCGCAAAGTTGATGAGCAGATCACAACTTTGCTGGACGGTACCTCGCAAAGCACAATCACCTTCGCGGTGACGAGCTATGCAGCCATCCAGTCGTCGCTTCTGCAAATGGTCGAAGCTCTCGACTCAAATGACGTCCCCAATGATGGTGGTCGTTACGGCGCTCTCACACCTCGTGCGTTCGCTCAAGCGATGACCGTCGAATCTTTTGCTTCCGCCGACTATGTCGGTGCGAACGGGCTCCCCTTCACGGAGGGCGCTCCCGGACACCGGAAGTTCAAAGAATGGATGGGCGTCAAATGGTGCATGCACTCGGGTCTCCCGGGTAAAGGCACCTCCACGGCCAAGGTCTTCACTTGGCACAAAAGCTCCATTGGCTATGCCACAGGCAAGCATGCCGGCAACGTCGCGTCTAACGACAGCGTCTCCGCTGACATTACTTGGCAGGGCACCAAGGCGGCTCACTTCATCAACCACATGATGAGTGGTGGCGGCGTACTCATTGATGACGCCGGCGTTATCGAGGGCAACCTCAATGACACCACTGCCATCGCAACGTCGTAAAGGAGGGTTTGGAACATGGCTTACGTAGCAGGAAACCTCACTCTCGTTTCAGGCGGTAATGGTTTTAACAATTACCGTTATGACACCACCGATGCGACCGGCGATGTGGATGCGGCGGGTTACTTCAACAACGCTGACGATGATCTCAACCTCGCGGTTGGCGACATGATCACCGTCGTTGTCTGGGGCACCGCGGTCCGCACAGGGTCCATCAGTGATCTGGCCATACACCTCGTGAACGAGGTGACGGCGGCTGGTGTTGTTGACACCACCAACGATCTCTTGGGCGCGTCTGTGTCTGACAGTGACTAGAGGAATCTGGGGGTGGTGGCGTTCGCGCCACCCCCAATCCTTTTTGAATTTTCCGGAGGGGCGGGCTCCTTACCCCACCGGGCTCCATGTCGAATTCTTGTCTCCTTCCGTAGTTCGACATGGGGTTATTGGGCATATGCCCCCGCGATCGGAAGGAAACCACGGAAGGGTTATTTAAATGGCTAGAGCAAAAGTATCGGATGTAAAGAGCTACACGACACGGGCCTTCGCATCCATGACCACGTATATCACCGACCACAAGCCCGAGGACATCGATGAGGACAACTACTTCCACACCCTGTCCGGGCGGTATCTCTATGTGGGTGATGTGATCGAGGCATTCTCGATCCTGGACGGTACGGCCGAAAAGCCCAAGTCATGGGCCGAGGCCAAATACAAAGTCGTCGGTATGGATAAATTCAACACGTCCGTCCAGGTCATGACACCCTGGATGACCTTTGAAGCCGGCATCACCAATAAACCAGCTGATGAACCGGAGCCGGAAAAAGAGCCCGCACCGGCAAAGAAAAAAGCAGCAGCTAAGAAGGCGGCATAACCATGGCAAGTGAAGTCGGCATCGCAAATGCAGCACTGCAGCTGATCAAAAGCTCGAAACAGATCACGTCCATCACCCAGGGCACCAAAGAAGCCAATGCGGTGGAGGTGATCTATGAAGAGCTCCGTGATGCCTGTCTAGAAATGCATGTTTGGAACTTTGCCACCAAGCGGGTCAAGTTGGCGCAGCTGACGGACACGCCCACATTCGGTTGGGATTATTCCTACCAGCTGCCGGCCGATAACCTTCGCATCATCTCGGTCCATCCCTCCACAAGCGTTCACTCCAGTGTGCCTTATCGCATCGAGGGCCAGACCCTGTCAGCTGACGCGGAGAACATTTATCTCAAGTATATCGCCCGCATCACGGATCCAAACCAAATGCCGGCAACATTTCGCCTGGCGCTCTCCAAACTGTTGGCCTCCCGCCTGGCTGTGACCCTGGCCCAGTCCACATCTCTCTCCAAGGAAATGTATGAGCAGTTTACAGGCGAGGATATGCCCACAGCCAAAGGTGCAGATTCTGTCCAGGAATATGTCCAGATGCTGCCAGAAAGCCACTGGGTGGGCGTCAGAGACGGCTATCATGAATACCCTGAGCCGGGTGAGGTTACCTCTTGACCACGCAAGTCCACCCCCTTCAGGAGAGCTTCAACGCTGGTGAGTTCGGCAAGCGCATGCATGCGCGTGTGCAGTTCGACAAGTACCAGAACGCCGGCGCTGAGTATCAGAACATCCTCCCCATCCCCCAAGGCGGCTGGGCCTCCCGGCCGGGCTTTCGCTATATCGTTAATGCGAAGTCATCCAGTGTCCGTCCTTGGCTCATCGGATTTTCCTACAGCACCACGCAATCTTACATCTTGGAGCTCGGCGAACAGGCCATGCGGTTTTACCGCAACCAATCACAAATCATAGCCCCTGATACCGACGCCTCCATCACCAACGGAACCTTTGCCAGCAACATTACAGGCTGGACCGATGATTCGAACAGTTCCGGATCCATTGCCCACGACAGCACCAATAATGATCTGAACCTGGTGAGCACTGGCACAGGTAATGAAGCCATCGCCACCCAGGCCGTAACGACCTCGAACACGGGCACCATCCATGTGATCAGTTTTAAAGTGGTCGGAGATCCAGGTGATGAGATCACCGTCCGCGTTGGATCCGCGTCAGGTGGCGCCAGCAACAACTATCTAGCTGATGCAAAGAAGCATACGGGCTATCACACCATCGAGTTCACCCCAGGCGCTAGCCCCTTTTATCTCTCCTTTGAAAACTCCACAGCCAAGACCATCTCCATCGATGACGTGGCCGTCATTGATAACGCGGCCGTGGAGATCCCAACCCCCTGGTCGGAAGCGCAGCTGCCGGAACTCTCCTACGCCCAGTCCGCCGATGTCATGTATTTTGCGATCGGTGGCGCTATTCGGCCGTACCGGCTTGAGCGGTTTGGTAACTCTTCCTGGTCCCTCGAATCTGTTCTCCTGCAGGACGGCCCTTGGCTTGCGAAGAATTCTACTTCTACGACGCTCAACATCAGTTCAGCATCGGGTTACGGGATCACCGTCACCGCAAGTGCTGTGGCCGGCATCAATGATGATGCGGGCTTTAGAGCCACGGACGTGGGCCGGCTGATTCGTTATGAGGACGGTAGCGCCGATTGGACATATCTACAAATCACAGAATTCACGGACACCACTCACGTCAAGGCGGATGTCCTGGGACCGGATGCAAGCGGAACCGGGGCGACAACAGACTGGCGTCTCGGTAAATATAATGACGTGGACGGCTGGCCATCGGTCGTTGGTTTTGTGCAGCAGCGGCTCGGCTTTGCAGCTACCACCAAATATCCTCAGACATTCTGGCTCAGTAAATCAGCTGACATCGAAAACTTCCAAGATGAGGATAAGGACGGGGACGTCCAGGACGACAGCGCCATCGACTTTCAGTTTGCTGCTCTCCAAGTCAATACGATCAGATGGCTCGCATCTCGAAAAAAGCCCATTATCGGAACCCAGGGCGGCAATTGGACATTGCGATCCGACGGCGCTGTCCTGACACCGACAGATATTAGTGCTGACTTTGAAGTGTCCGGCGGCTGCGCCCGGGTCCAACCCCTCGAGGTCCGCAACCGTCTCGTATTCGCCCAGGCCCAGACACGAAAGCTCCTGGAGTTTGCAGACGTTCTCCAGGACAACGGGGTGCAGGGGTTTGATAGTTTCGACCTCACCATCCTCAACGATCGCGTATTGACGGGCGGCACTACCCAGCTGGCGTATCAGCAGGAGCCAGACAGCATCATCTATGCCACCCGCAATGATGGTCAGATGCCCACTTTGACCTATCAGCCAGAACAGAGCGTCATCGGCTGGTCCAGACAGATCCATGGCGGGACGTTCGAAGGTGGCGATGCTGTTATCGAGAGTGTCGCCACTATCCCCGGCCAGGATGGATCCGGACAGTTCAAAGATTCATCCGGGCGAAGTGAGGTCTGGGTCGCGGTTAAGCAGACCATTAACGGATCCACCGTTCGGCATATTGAATGTATGGAGAAGTTATTTAACGCCGATGAGGACCTCCAGGAGGAGGCGTTCTATGTCGACAGCGGATCCACCCTGGATGATCCCAAAACCATCACCGGTATCACCAAAGCCAAGCCCGCGGTGGTCACTGCCACCGGCCACGGATTTTCTGATGGCGACCTGGTGAGGATTGTCCGCACCAAAGGGATGACGGAGGTAAACGGCAACACCTATAAAATTGCCGAGGTGGCCACCAACACGATGGAACTATCCAACATCGACGGCAAATCCATCACTGCCGCCACCAAGGCCAACCCTGGCCAACTTACGATCCCGTCTCATGGCTTCTCCACGAATGATGAGATCCATATACACAGCGTGAGCGGGATGACCCAGCTAAACGGGAACGGCTACACGGTGACGGTGGTTGACGCCAACAACATCACCATCGGTGTGAATACCTCGAGCTATGGCACTTATGTGTCAGGTGGCACAGCCCACGCGGTTATCGATAGTTCTGCCTACACCACCTACGCATCAGGTGGCGAGGTGAGAAAGAAAGTCACCACCATCACAGGCCTTAGCCATCTCGAGGGAGCAACCGTGCAGATCTTTGCGGACGGCGCGGTCCAGAACACTAAGACCGTGAGCTCCGGAGCCATCACACTGGATGATGCGGCATCAGTGGTCCATGTGGGCCTCTCCTATGAACGGCGCTTTAAGAGCCTTAAATTGGCGTATGGAGCGCAATCAGGATCAGCAGTGGGTCAAGAGAAGAACGTAGGAGACGTCATCCTGGTGCTCCTGGAGACGGCTGAGGGGGCTCTTAGCCTGGCCACAGAAGAAGACGGGACAGAAGGATCATTCACAGAGCTTGATCTCAGAGACGCCACAGAGGTCGGAGATAACCCGGTACCGTTCTTTACAGGTGAAAAACCATTGGGTGTGTCGGCCGGTCACGATGAAGACATCCGTATTATTGTGAAAGGTACAGCGCCTGTTCCGTCCACCGTGCTCGGAATTAGCCCGGAGTTGGATGTCTCGGGATGATTATTGAGATCTTCAAGCGTGAGCATTTAGACGAGCTCACCTTGGGAGATACCGTCGCTGATCTGATCAAAAAGGCAAATTTTTACGCCATATCGGAAAAGCTTAATTGGCGGGATATGGCCGTCACAGTCATGGATGACGCCGGCATTGTTATGGCCATCGTTGCCATGGCCGATGTGATCTACAAACCCGGCCGCAAAGCCCGGTACGTGTCTTTCATTTTATCCAAAGAGGCCAAAGAACGGCCTGTTTGGCTCACCCGGTCCGTCATGCGCGGGCTGGACTTTTTACATTACCACCAGGGTATCGAGCTCGTGGCAGCTGAGGCTGTCGAGAAGACACCCCGACGATGGCTCGAGCGTATGGGCTTCATCGAAGAAGACGGAGTATATTTTCATGGTAGAATCACTACTATTAGCGGCAGGGGCCTCAGCGGGAACAGCAGCGACGGCCGGAAAAATAGC